GCGACATATCAATCGGCAATTCCGTTTGCGTCGCCTGTGGCGCTGGTGTAGCTTGCTGTGGAACCTGCACTTGTTGACCTGCAAAGATATGAGCTACACCGCTATAATTAAATGGCAATTCATCTGGCAATCCGTGACGATTCTTCGCGTCCCATGCTGGTCGGTGATTGGTATACATCACACGCTCACCACCTTGCGCCTTCTTCTTGCCGTTATCAGTCGTCATGACCAAGGTCTTGTAATTGGCAAATAGAACCATATCTGCCCATTCCTTAACTAGCGGCGCTGTTTTAGAACCTGTTTTTTGACCAAGCTTCAACTCGTAACGGTCGTATGACCCCATTTCGTCCGGTTGTTCAAATTTCTTGATTTGAGCGTGCGCAGTCAATACCACATTGATACCCATATCAACCAAGTCAGATAAACTGTTTAGGAAACGTCCCGTTTCTTCTTGGACATAGGTATAGCCCTTGCCCCAGCCGAAATCTTCAATCCCTTGCTTGCCGTGTTGAGAGCAAACGTGAGTAACTGCCATGGATTCTGCCCAATCAATTGTGTCAATAACGAGCGTCCCACACTCGGTTGGGTTTGCCTTGATAAAGGCAATTTCATTGACCAACATGGTCCAGCTGGTTGGCTTGTCTAACCGAGCCACATCCATGTTATCGGTTGAACCTTCCGTGTCGATAAAAACCGCATTTGGAAATTCAGCTGCAAACGTGGACTTGCCGATTCCTTCAGGACCGTAGATAACTACCTTTTGAGCTCGCGCTCGTTTTCCTCTTGTAATTTGCATTATTCACCTCCGAAAATTCCTTCTACTAGCGAGCGTAAAAACTTTTCTTTATTGATATCATCAACATTCTGAAGCGGTTCGTTAGGTTCTTTTCCGTCTAATGTTTCAATTAAGAATTCGGCTTTTACACGAATTAACTCAGCTCCAAAAATACTAGCCATACCTTTGTAAATATTTTCTTCTTTAATCAAATAATCTTCTGGAATAATCAAAGCATCGTTTACACATTCTACCCAGCTCGCTTCATAAGCTAGACGAGCTGTCCGATTTTTATAATCTGATAAAAAATACCCAGTTTTTGTGTCACGTAATACGATAAAAGTTTTTTGTTGTTTCATGGTTATTCTCCTTTATTTTTTAAAATCCACCTTGCCATGTTTTAGGTGCTTGTGCTACCTCTGGCTTCACGCTATAACCGTCTTCAATCAGGATGCTGCATTCATCGCCCGTCGATACTCGTGTCGCGATTGCTTGCAATCCTTCTTGTTCGAGCCATGCGCCAAATTCCTGCAAAGTCAGCTGATCCATTTGCTCCAGCTTGTCAATGAGCACGAATCCACATTCTGGCTTCAATTTACGCACGATTGCAGTCGCGACCTGCAGTTGTTGACTACCAGACATGTTATCCCAACGCTGACCAAGATAGAGCAATTCGCCATCATCCACAGATAAGCCAGGCAATGGTAAGTCTGCATTAGTAAGCAGGTCTGTTTTCTGCTTACGAATCTCCGCAATCACATTATCCAGTTCCTTGTATTGCTCACGATAACCCTTAGCATCTTCTTCGGCTTTATCTTTGTCAAAATTCGCTCGGACTTTGAGATTTATCTGCTCGATATTCGCGATACTGTCTTCAATCTCTTGCGTTGATTCATCTATCAACTCTTGCGTGTCTTTGCGTGCAATATCAAGGTCTTGCGCTAGTCCTTGCTCTTTCTCTCGAGCTTCTTCTAGCATTTTGCTAAGTCGTTCGACGTCTGCAAGCGCCCCTTGATATTCGTTTTCGATTCTTGTTAAATTTTGACGTTTACGAGCATTCTCGCCATTCTGCCCTAAAATTTCTTGTTGCTGTTGAATCAGCTCAGTAATAGAGACCAACTCTTTCGGTGCATCTGGATAGTACGGCTGTTCTTTCGCAAACTTCTCCTTTTGGTCAGCAATTACACCGATTGCATGGCGTTCGTCATACTTAGCCTTTTCTTGCATTTCCAGTTCTACTAACTGTGGACCCACGCCAATAATTTGTAGTAAAGTTTTAGCCTTTTCCTTGCTGGTCTGTTCCATAAATTTCGGCAAGTTGATAGCCAGCTCTTCCACAAAGCTATCTAGTAAGTTTTGACCCGCCTTATTCCCGCTTGGATCAATGACCTTGAGAGTGCTATTCTTACCGCTACGCTCCACAATCAAGCCGTTTGATAGCGTGATTTTTAGGCTAGGCGGTATCGTGCTGCCTTCACGTTGTGCCTGGCTAGGTTTGTATTTATTACCCCCTAGCGCCCAAGCAATGGCATCTAATACGCTTGTCTTCCCTTGATTGTTATTTCCACCAACAATCGTTAATCCGGTTGCAGACGGTTCTAACTTGACCGCTTTCACGCGCTTGACATTTTCAATTTCGAGTTTATTAATGGTTACCATTTATTTCTACTACCTTTCTAATCATTGGTTCTTTATCCCAAGTAAACGCAGACCCGTTTGCACGAGACAGTGCGCTTCTTCTTTGCGCTTCTCGCTGAAAAATCTCCTGATTTGTTCCTCGTTTTTCAAACCTGATTTTGTAATACCAAGCAACACATAGAGTCGCAAAGTTTAAAATAGTCATTGCAATTAGTAAGTAAATCATTTTTTATCCTTTCTTAAACCTAATAACCTTTTGTTTATAATTTTGCATTTAGCACCTCCTTGTGCTATACTGTAAGTAGTTGTTGTTTAGGCTTCTGCTATGCAGAGGTCCTTTTTATTTTGCGAGCGATCGACAGAAACGCTGTGCGTCTTCCAAGTCATATAAGTACTTGCCGCCTTTCGTTTTTTGCATACTGCGGAACTTCCCCTGATCTCTCCAAGTTTCAAGATTGGTCCGACCCCAGCCAGTAGCGGTCTGTAGTTCTTTGATGGTGACCCATGTTGTTTGCTTAGAGACCTGCCTTTTAGCTTCTGCCATTGCTTGTTTATTTAGCTCGACCAGCTCCTCGAAAAGTTCTGACTTGAAGCTGTCTCCAAATAATTCAAGAGCCATGACTTATCCTACCTTTCTTCAAAATTAACCCAGCTTTCACTGATGTTGAGCTTCTTTTTAATGGTTAATTTCAACTCGTCGCTACCGTGACCAGTTTTCATTAATTGAGTAATCATAGCTGGGCTAACTCCGACAACAGTAGCCAAGTCTGATCGCGACCAGCCCTTTTCATCTAACCGTTGCTGGACTAGCTCAATCCATTTTTTGTGCTGTTGGCTCATATTTTTCTCCTTTCTATCTAATTCATAAGTTAAAGAGATAGTAAAATATTTCATAAAAATTCTTGACAAAATTAATGTATAGTATTAAAATGAAAGCATAATTAAAAACCTTGATAAAACATACTATCTACCAATTTAC